GTTATATGTATCAAATGCTAATAGGGAAGATGTAGTAAAAGCGATGGAAGAGTTTGCACAGAAAACAAAAAGTAATTATGGTAATGATACAGGAAAATATGGAAGGAGAGAAAATAAATAATGATAATAGTTAGTCAAGATAAAAAATGGTCATTTAATTTTAGTAATACAACTAGCATAGGAATAGATGAAGAAAATACTATAAAAATCATTACAACTGCGGGCAAATGGAATATACTTGGAAATTATAAAACAGAAGAAAGAGCAAAAGAAGTGTTGAAAGAAATAATAACTGCTAATAGTAATTTTAGTTATTTCAAAAATGCGACTGAAGAAGGGAAAAATTATATTATAAATCTTTTGAAACATAAATATGAACAGTTTGATATATTCCAAATGCCAAAGGAGTGAGATATATGGGAGAAGAAAATAAACCAAGTGTAGTTTTTTATTCAATTAATGGAGAAACTGGAGAAATGAAAGAATTAGGAAAGGTAGCTTCAACATCTGAAATTAAAGTAGGAAAAGCAACAGGAAAGAAAAATAAATGTGTAGACTTTTGCAATGTTGGAGCAAACCAAACTGGAGAGCTTACTCTTGAAGTTAAGCCAAGAACGATAACGAAGAAAAGATTTATAAAACTCTTAATGGGAATGAGATATCAAAAAAATGAGGCAATTAAAATGCATAATGAATTTATGAAAAAATATAAATTTAGATCAGTAATAGGACTGGTATTTTTTGAAATGTATTATAGGGCAGGAAGAACATTTGAATTTAAGATAGGAGGGTTTGAAGATGTTAATTGTGAGCCAAAATAAAAATGTAATAACAAATTTTCAAAGAATAAATTTTATAAGGATAGAACCCAATAAAGATAAATTTGACATAGAAATAAGCTATGGAGAAGAATATTGGGATGTATTGGGAACCTACGATAGTTATGAAAAATGTAGTGAAATATTACAAGAAATCATACAAGAATTTAAAAAAGTAGGATTAAAAATAAATAGACAAAATACCATGCAATCAGAATATTATAACATACCTAAAGTATATTATATGCCAGAGAAATAAATGGAGGTAAAACTAATGATTTATGAAATTGAGATAAATGAGTCGATAACAGGAAAGGCAAGGCCACGAATGAATACATATACAGGACGAGCTTATACTCCAACCAAAACAAAGAACTATGAATATTTAGTGCGTCAAATATTTGTATTTAAATATCCAAATTACAAGCCGATAGAAGGAAGAGTAACTATGACAATAATAGCATACTTCGATATACCAAAGAGTACAAGTAAGAAGAAAGAAGCGGAAATGTTATGTGGCGAAATAAGTCCAACGAAAAAACCAGACTGGGATAACATAGGAAAAATAATAAGTGATGCATTAAACAAGTTTGCTTTTAAAGATGATGCACAAATAACAGATGTTAGAATCTTTAAGAAATATGCAAAAACACCAAAAGTTATAGTAAAAATATCAGAATACTAGGAGGAAATTATGAAAGAAATGATATATCAAGCTGAATTTAAAAGAGAAGTTCTTGATACAGGGTATTGTTTAGGATTATTATATTTTATTTTAAATTTAGGTTCGCATCCAACTGCATACATAAAAATACCAGAAAACTCAAAATATTACGGTAAAGATATGGGAGAAATTGACTTAAATGTCCATGGAGGAGTAACCTATGTAAATGACTACTTATATATATCAGCAAATCAAAAGATAGATGGGTGGTTTATAGGTTGGGACTATGCTCACTATGGAGATTATGCAGGATATGAAAAATTATTACCACAAGAAATTAGAACTGGAGGCAAAAAGTGGAGTACACAAGAGATATATCAAGAAGTTAGAGAAGCTTGTTATGAGATACAAAACAAAAAGGAGGAAGTAAAAAATGGGAATAAAGAATAAATTAAGTGATTTAAATGATCATTTATTTGAAGAATTAGAGCGTTTAAATGATGAAGATTTAAAAGGAGAGGCATTGCAAGAAGAAAGAGAAAGAGCAAAAAGTATGGCAAATATTGCTCAAACAATTATAAACAATGGAGAATTAGCATTAAAAGCAGCAAAACATTATGAAGAATATGGAGACAAAAAACAATTACCACCAATGTTACAAATAGGAGATGGAAAGTAATGCACCATTTTACAAATGAGCAAATAGAATTTATTAGAAAAATTGCAAAAGGAAAAGATACTAAAACGATAACTGAATTAGTAAATAATAAATTCGGATTAAATTTAAAAATAAGTCAAATACAATCATGTAAAAGTAACCATGATATTAAATCTGGTATTGACTGTAGATTTAAAAAAGGTAATATACCAGCAAATAAAGGAAAGAAAGGTTCTATGAGTCCAGAACAATATAAAAAGTGTCAAGCAACAATGTTTAAAAAGGGAAATATCCCACCAAATAGAAGAGAAATAGGAAGCGAAAGAGTAGATAAAGATGGTTATATTTTAGTAAAAATACAAGATGGTCATTTAAATAAAAATTGGGTATTAAAACATAGGCTTATTTATGAACAAATACATGGAAAAATACCCGAAAATCATAAGATAGTATTTGCAGATTGTAACAAAAGAAATTTTGATCCGGACAACCTAATATTAGTTTCTTATGCTGAAGAATTAATTATGAATCAAAGAAAATTAATAGGAAAAGATCCAGATCTAACAAAAACAGGAGTTGTAATTGCAAAAGTCTTAAATAAAGCAAAAACAAGGTAGATGAAAATGAGTAAAAATATTGATTATGAGCAATTATATTATGATGCTATTTATGAAAATAGAAAATTGAAAAATAAAATAATTGAATTAGAAAATGAAATAAATGATTTAAATTCTTGTAGAACTAAAAAGAATATAGATTTACAAAAATATATTATATTACAAGCCAAAAAAAGGAGGAAATAATGGGTAGAACTAAAGTATGCCAAAATTGTGAATGGTATATCCCAACATTAAATGACGAGTTCTCATATTGCTTATTAAAATTAAAAACGATTAATTCACTTGAGAAATGTAATGATTACAAAGATAAGACGGGAAACCATATTACTATCTAAAATACAAAGGAAAGGAAGAAAAAATATGATAATTGAAGATATGAAACAAACATTAGATTTATTAGAAAATATAAAATATTTCTTCTTCAATATAGAAGAGACAGAAAAGAAATTAAACACTGAATTATACAAAAAAGAAGGAGAAAGAGATGATTTATTGCATGAAATTGAATTGAGTAAATTAAATGCAATAGAAATAATGAGTACATATAAAAGATTAGAAAAAGTGCTAAAAGAAAGAAGAAACATAAAAGACAAAATTGAACTAATAAATACAATCAAACCATATACAAGTAAATTTATAACAAAAGGTATTTGTGCAGAAACAGATGTAACAATAAAGAATATAGCAACATTAAAAAGTAATCAAGAAAATAGGCAATATACACCAAGAGTAATACAAGACTTAAAATGTGCAAAGAAAAGGAAAGAGGAAAAATAAAATGAGTAAAATTATAATTTATGATAATAAAAATTTTTTAATTGCAGAATTACAAGAAAAAGTAGAAAAAGAAACATCCTTAGAATTAACAAGTAAGTATTTAGAAAAAAATACATATACAGCAAAATTTAGTGAATTTAAGTTAATTTCTAGTATTTCATTAAAAAAGCAATTAAGAAAGATAGAAAAAATATTTAAGTATCATAAAGAAAGGGGAAATAATGAAATTTAAATTTATAAATATAGGAAGCAGAAATGCAAATTTTATAAAGGAATGCAAAAATGAACTAACTTACAAATGGTTACTAAAAGCAGTAAGACCTTATTTATATTCGCATAATATTGATTTTGAAGAATCAAAAGACGGAAAAATAATTGTATTTGCAGGAATGCAAATAGTGGGAGAAATTGAAATAATAGAAAGTTGAGGGAAAAATAATGTTAGTATTACCAATAAAAAAACAGTGGTTTGAGATGATAGCAAATGGAAAAAAGAAAGAAGAATATAGAGAAATAAAACCATATTATAATAGATGCTTAGGAAATGCAATCATTGGATTTCCATTTACAGCAGATATCATAGAAAATTTTGAGTCAATAAAATCATATGATGAAAAGCAGTTTAAAATCGTAGATATTGTTTTTAGAAACGGATATCAAAAAGATAGTCCACAAATTAAATGCAAGTGTAAATTAAATATAGGAGTGGGAAAAGAAGAGTGGGGAGCAGAGCCAAATAAAAAATATTATATATTAGTAATTCTTGAAATTTTAGAAATAAAAAATTTTGATAATCCAAATCCATCAAAATTAAAAGAAGCAATGGCTATTGCAGCACTTCCTGCAACTAATCCTATAACACCAATTGATAGTATGCAAGAAGAAATAACAAAGGCAATAAATAAACAAATTGGAATAAATATTGACATAGGAGAATCAATAAACAGAAGCGGACAAGAAAGAAAAAATACAATGATGTTTGGAGGTTAAAATGGTAAGTGAATTTGAAGTTAGGTTAGTAGAGAGGATACCTCACGAATTAAAAGAAGGAATATTGTATATATGTTTAGAATGTAAGGTGGCAGTTCATTTATGTGCATGCGGATGCAGAGAAAAAACAGTAACACCTTTAGGAGAAAATGGATGGCATTTATGGTTAAGAGATGGAATAGCAAGTTTAAATCCTAGTATCCGGAAACTTTAATATTCCTTGTAAATCTCATTATTTTATTGCTAACAATAAAGTTAGGTGGTGTTAGAGTGAACAATATAATTAATTTTCCTAGTGAAAAGATAATATTTCATGAGGATAATGAAAATACGGTGTGGTGTAGAGAATGTAAAATTAGACCAGCTACAAGATTATGCGATTATGAAGATGGACTATTATTTGATGCTCCAGATGAAAATGGTATAAAAAAGCCAATTCAAAGGAGTCAATGCAGTAAACCATTATGCAATAAATGTACACATAAATTAAACAAAAAAGATTATTGCACAGAACACTGGAATTTAATAAAAGAAGAGGTAAAAAAAGATGAGCAAAGAAGAAAAGCTAAAATTAAAACTAGAAATATATAAAACAATTTATGACACAATAGCTCTTGAAAATGTAGGTTTAGAAACATTAAGTAACGAAATCACAAGAATAGAGGCTCAATTAGAAATATTAGAGGAAAAATAAATTAATTTAAGGAGTAGAAAATGAAAAAAATTGAGTATGAAAAAATTTCAATAGAAAACATACAAAATATAATGAAATTTGGATATATTACTGAAGTTATATGTGATGCAGATAAACAAGCAATAATAATATCAGATGAAGAATATGCGTTAATGGAAAAGGCAATACAGCAAGTTATAAAAAATGTAATAGAACCTGTAGCAGATGCTTTTACAAAAACATTTAAAGCAATTGCAGAAGTAGCAGAAACTATTACTAAAGTGATAGTAGAATTAGCTGAAAGCCTTACCAAAAATATGAATAAAAAGATTTCTAAGAAGAGGTTTATAAAATTATTAAGAAGTGCAGGAATGCAAAGAAATGAAATAAATGAAATTATAAAAAATAATAGAGAAAAATATACTTATCTAAGATATTATAATATAATTTCTAATTTTCAAAAAATAAAAAAACGATAACAACAGTAGTATGTAAACAAAAAGAAACAAAAACAATTTTTAAATTTATAAAAAACAAAAACGAACACAATAGAAAAACGAGAAGCGGAAAGGTAGGTGGACAGAGTGTTACAA